GTTCATCTCATTGGCAAATAGAACAGTATCCATGTGGTGAGACATGCATTTGTTCACCACATAAGCAGGATAATTCTTTTCCCATGCGGGGTCATCACTGTCCATCAAGTTCTCTTTGTTGAGATTGATGCTGTTGAGATAGTCCTTTAGAGGATACCTATCATCATACTTCATTATAAAAATTCGGTTAGTGTACTTTTTTGGTCTCTTTCCCTCCAGAAGTCGGGGTACTCTTGGAAGATGCGTGGATGATATGATTCATAAACAAGGTTCTTTTCCCAGTCAATATGTCTGGACGTATTGCGTATAGGATATAATTCTGTCATACAGGTTGTTCTTGCTTGAACAAACTTACCCGCATGATCTCCCTTGTCCTTCAGTGGAATCTGACTGATGGGTGTCTCGAATATCAAACGACGATATGGACTATAGAATACATGAAAGAAGTAGTCTACATCTTCTGGACCTAATTGTCGATGAACAATATGTTCTTGTTTTGATACTCCACCCGCTTGGAATGGAAACTTATGTGTTACTCTTTGTTTGTTTGAGTCCCACTGGACAATCACTTTCTTAACTTGAACTCTGTCATAGTTATTATTTCGGTGAAGCAAATAATCTACACCAACATCAACCTTAGGTTCAGCAAAGTTCCATCGTTGTTCCATGAAGTATGACTCACAGATAGACTCTGCGGTCTTACCATTGAAGAGTGCAACTCTACCTCCTGGAATTCCTTCTTGATTAAGACTATCTCTTTTACTGTAGGTCTCTTCTTCTAATAGTAGTGGAGGTGTAAAAGGATACTGAGTTGTGCCTAAAGGTCTTTGGTGTACAGATTTCATGAGATTAGTAGTTTAATAGGATTAG